GTGTTATTTAGGTAAAAATCCTTTGTTTGGCATATCAATTGGGCGCACGGCCACTAAATTCGGGTTGCGAACTCGGTAACCTGCTTTTTCTGCCTTGTTTGTAGATATCGTTTTAGCTTTCGGACTTAATGGATCGATTCCAGTTTTTTCATCAAAAGCTACAAACGTTTTACGCATCCATTTGTGAAAACATGATCCACCGCCTTTATACAACCATACTGAATAAGTATCTGCCCCACGTGGTCCCCAACCTTTATTAACAGGTAAAGCTCCCATTCTTATAATATCTTCTTTTCGATATAGCTTATTTGCTCCTACCATTTTACGACAAAATTCTCTTGAATTATCTCTTAATCCTCCCTCATAAGTATAACGAACCATAAATTTAATACCGTCAACTTTTGCATCTTGTTCACTTTTCGCTCTTGGGTTTGCAGTTCCTGTTGAAACGAAATTATAAACTTGACTTAACAAGCTCGGTTTTTTATTATTTAATGCTTCAATTTCGGCATCTTCTAAATCGTCATTTTCGTAATCAACTTCGTAACTGTCAATCAATACCCAATTATCTGGCATATCTTCGCCTAAATCAATTAACGATTGTGCAATTTTATTGTCTTCGCTTTCTTGTTTACTCAATTCCGTTCCTGTTTCTTCTTGCTTATCTTCGCTCGATTGTACGTTTTCTAAATCCGTAAACTCTAAAGGTTGTAACGTCTTAAAAAACAATTTAGCCGTGTTCCCGTTGAAAGATGTTATTTGTTCTAATCCATCAATCAAAAGTTGCTGTAACGGTCTAATAACCATATTATCGAATAATACAAAAGCATTCTTTAATTCATCTGCATTGCTTCCGAATCCGTTAGCGCTTCCTAAACCTAATAACAAACCGCTTGTAATAGAATGCGAAACCATAATTTTACGCTCGCACTCTAAACTTAATTGATTATACAAATCAGGTGCATCGTTCAAAGGAATATCGTCTACCGTTGTTGCCGTTTCTTTGTTATTATTAAATCCAACTATTACTCTTTGACCTTTGCTTCCAGTCAACTTTGACTTAATTTGTTGCTGTAACAAATTTTGGGTTTCAATGTCAGGTTGCCCGTTGTTGAAATTTACTACTTTAGTTCCGCTAAATCTGTTTTGCACCTCCTCAATAAGGTAATCGCTTACTTCTTCTTCAAGTAACGCGTAAGCCGTTCCTGCAACGTAATCGGGCAAAGAAAAATACTTCATTCCAATTGCATAAGGTTTAATTACTAAGATTTCAACTTTGTCTTTTGAACTTCCAAATGTAGCGAATGGTTTAGGTGGAAATTTCTTAATGTCTTCCCAATTATTGGAATAATACCATTTGTTAATTTTCCCTTCATCGTCGCATTTCTCAGGCGCTAAAAGGTTCATGTCAATATGAAACGCCTTTAGTATTTTATCGTGCTTGTCGTTGTAGTGTACTTGGATAGCGCATTGACCTAATGTCTTTAAATCAAAGCAAAGTTTTCTTAAGCAATCCTTGTTGAACAAAGCCATTATTTGTGCGTATTCAGCAGGTTTTCTGCTTGCATCAATTACTCCTAATCCTTTACCATACATTAAACGGGTTACGTTGTTTATAATGGATTGATTCGTTGCACTTTTTCTATAACGGTCTATAAGAAATTGAAAGTAACTATTGTTTTCGCCAAAAGTTACATAACCTTTTTGCTTAGATTCTATTATTTGCGGTGCTTCGTATTGCGCCAAATTTATTACGTCTATATTCATAGCATTACAAAATCATTATTAGATGAATGTTCGTCAGTTTGCAACCCTGCTTTGTAACACCAAACCTGCTCACTACCTAAAAAGTTAGTTAGGTTGTAAAGTTGCACGATATAAAAACGTCCTGCTTTTAACGAATACACCGCTTGTACTCCGATATAATAACCGTAGTCAATTATCGTGGGTGCGTTAATCGTTGCGCTTGTTCCTGCTTCTTGGTCAATTACTACAATATGCGTAATCGTTGTGGATCGTGGCGCGCATTTCAATATTTGGTTTGATGTACTAACTTGTAAAACATTCATATTATTAAAACTATTAAAGTAGAAAACTGTTGCATAAAAAAAGGGTTACATTTCTGCAACCCCTTATTATGGAGACAATCAAACAAAATTCTAAGTTGTTGTGAAAGACGTTAATCCAGTCAAATCAGTTAATAAACCTGCTTCCGTTGTGCAATTGATTGTGTTTGCTGGCAAATTTTCGATACCTGTAAACGTCAATGTATAACCGTTCATATCGCCTGCCTCAACACCGCTTGCAATACTTCCTGCTGTTAAATCCATTCCACGTCTTAAACCTGCAATTCTGTAAAGGTTGTCTCGACCTCTTACAATAATATGCGGTCTTCCGTATGATAGCAATTTAACCATTTTAGTAGTTTTTGCGTCCTGCTTTTTCAACGTAATACTTAATTCTTGTGAAAAGAAAGTTGTACCATTGTTTCTGTCCGTTGTGATAGTTTCAGTGAAACTATTAGTTCCTTTTAAAGTGAATTTAAAACACGCTGTTACGTTTGCAATAGCCGTGATAATATCTTCCTCACCTGCCGTTGTTGAATAACTTACATCAACCTCGGGGTTAAAATCCCCGAAGTTGATTAAATATACCGCGTCTAATCCACCGATTGAATCTTTACAAACTTCTAATCTGCCGTTAGCTAAATCGCACATAAGTTCTTAGTTTACAGAGTTAGTAACATTGTATGTAACGATATCCTCTACAACACCATATTGAACACCTGCCGTCATTCTCATAACGATTCTAACATTTTGAGAACCGTCAACATCTGCCATATCCAAAAGTTTTACCTCTTGTGCATCGTTCATTAAACCAGTTCCAAATACTAAATTTTCTTTAGTTGTTGCAATCATTGTAGATGCAGGCAAACCTGGTGCGTGTGCTAATTTAACACCCTCGAAAGGTAGGATAGCGCCACCGTTAAACCACATTGAACCTTTACCATCAACACCATTTGCACCGATATTAGTAGCGAAACCACCTAATGCACGAACATACAATCTAAAAACGTTTGTTGAAACATAAATATGGAAATCCTCACGTGCTGAAACTGCTAACGGAGTAGCGTCAAGTACTTTTCCGATTTCTGCAATAACGTTAGTTGATAACAAACCACCACCTACTAATGCAAGTTCTTGCGCTGTTGGTAAAGCTGGGTCTAAAGCCAACAAAGTAGTGAATCCGTCAAACTCTCCGTTATTAGATGCAACACCTCTCCAAATGTTTACTTCGTTTTCAGAAGCTACTTTTTCTGCGTATTGTGCTAATAAGAAGTCTGTAAACGATTTCGGCATAACATCAAATGCTGAATAACCCATTTCGATTGCGTCCCAATCATTTCTGAAAGTTGTTTTACACAATTGGCGGTTAACTTGTAATTCTTTCGGTTGGATTACTCTTTCTGTTAAGGTAATCGTGCCTGCTGGATTGAAGTCGCAAGATGCGTTAGATAATAATTTGTCAGTTGCAAGTCGTTTCATTACTGACTTAAACTTAACGTTCGGCATAATCGTAATTAAATTACTTGCCAAAGTTGGTGCAGGCAATAAAGCCGCCGCAATGTATTTTCCTGCAAATTCTCCCGAATAAGAGGTAGTAACTGAAGTAGTTGTACTCATTTTATAATATTATTTTAAATTAAACTGCTGTTAAAGTGATTGATCCTGCTGCAACCCCTGACCCGTTTACATACCAATTTGTTCCGTCACAAACTAATTCTGCGAAGTCGCCGATTGCCTCTGCTGACGCTACAAAAGAAATAGTGTTTTCGTCAACTCCTGCAACGTGTGCGCCGTTAACTAATACGCTTCCTTCAATAACATTTGTAGCCGCCTTTACCGTCCAATCTGTAGTTGCGAACAATTGACCTACGATAAACTTAAATCGTAAACCTGCTGATGTTGCTACTGCAGGCAAAGTGATTTGCGCTCCTGCCGCTGCTTTTAATATTAATACTTTTCCGCTATCCTCTGCGGTTAAAGTTGTTGCGCCTGTTACGGCTTCAACGTTTGCCAACTGACGTTCTGTGTCGTTGGTTACTGCTAAATAAGTTGTGCTCATTTTATTGGTTTATAAATTTCATTACTAAATCTCTTGTGCTTTTAGGTGCTTCTACCTTAATCTTTTCCGTTGGCTCTGGA